GTAAAAGTTCTTTTTTAAAAGTTGAGCACATTGCTTGTGTTATTGCCATTATAGTCTCCTTATAATATTTGCTAGGTCTTTATGACCTTGTTGTTCTAATTGATTGCATATTGTACAAATATGATTTTTTACTGCTTCATTCATGTAGTAAGAAATTACTTTTTGTGTAGCATTTTTAAATACATGAGCTTGAGCTTTTATAGGTTCTGGTGCTGTATCACTTATTGAAATTAATCTTTCAGTTGCCATAGAAGCAACTTCTTCAACTGAATGTCCTCTATTGTCTGTTGTTGTTACACCTAATGTTCCTAAAGAACTTTCAAATGGGTCTGTATTCATCATGGTTTATTAGGTTCTACTATGTCATTAAAATTAGTTTCTGGGTCTTCTCTTCCAGAAATGCCGTAAGGAACCATTTGTTGTTTTATAACTTCTGAATATTTACAAACTTTCATTTTATTATTTTTAACATAACTTACTACAGGATCATTTAAACGATGATAACCATATAGCTTATCTTTAATCTCTACATTAGCATCTAATAAATTAGACCTCAATGCTATTGATACTTCTATTTTTTGTTCCATACATTTAGCTAACCAAAATTCGCAACAAGCTCTGCCCATTTCAGCAAAATAAACTAATTTTTTATAAGTAAAATCAGCTCCAAACATGCTTATAGAACCAACTTGATTCCAATATGCAAAAGCTATTGCATAAGCTACTGTATTATTTAAATACCCACATTCCGTATCATTAATAATAGCTTCTATAGGATACAATTCAACAGATGGTGCTCTTTGATCTAATTCAACAGAATAAACAGGACAATTAATTGTAGACAATGTTTTTCTCATTAACTCAGTTTGACCACCTGCATCTTCAGTATCAAAGAATCTAGTCATTGGGTCCATTGCAAAAACTCTATCTGGATTAGGTATAATTCCACACATTGCATTAATTGCCCAAACTTCATCAAATTCTTGGCTATGCGTTCTAGCTATATGAAAGTCTAATTGACTCTCTCCCATAGCTACAATAGCTATATTTTTACCTTTTAAGGCTTTTATTGGTTTTTTTAACATTGTCTGCTCCTAAATGTTTTATGTTACTGGTACTTGAAAAGTTCCTTCTTTATATGTATCAGACGTATTTCTACCTTCTCCTAATACTTTTAATCTTCCTAAAGCTTCTTGGTATCTTTGATTGTACAAATTCATTAAATCAGGCTCTCCTTTCATGTAGGTATAACCTTCAACTAAAGAGCCGTATAACAAAACATTAGTAGCATTTGTTGCTAACCATGTAGTTTCACTATCTGTTCCTGCTGTTATAGAACTAGGTCTGTAAAAATAATGTAATTCTGCTGTGTAGTCAGCATCAGGTGTTGGTCCTACAATATAAGTGGAATCATTAAAAAGTGAATAATGCTTTGGAGCACTTGTTGTAGTTGTTGTTGGATAAGCTTCTCTAATAAAACTTACATCTGTTCTTATTAAATAAGTATAAGTATTTGAACTTATTGTAGCTAAAGAAAAGGTATCCATAAAATCACTTGGAGTTGATAAATATTGATTTCCAGTAGATAAATTTCCTTGTACGTTTTTTCTAAAAACAGGCAAACGTACTAATTTTAATATTCTTTCTTCAGCTTGTTTAATTATTGTAGGTAAATCAGCAACAAAAGTAGTTTCTGAATTTTGTAAATAATTTTGTATAGATTCTTTTAATTCTGCGTATGTCATAATTAACTCGTTGTAACTGTTAATGTTCCAATTTTACCAAATATATCTAAACCAACCGTAGATGAACCAAACTCTGTTACTCCTCCTCCTATTGGATCAAATGCTGAAAGCCTTCTACTTGCTGCCAATCCTCTGTCTGGTCTAGCATTAAGTAATGCTTGAGGATCATCTTTAGTATGTTTTCCTAACTGTAATTGAGGTTGATCTACATCAAAACATTCTGTACAAACTCTATATCCAGTTCTTTTTTGATTGTATATTTCAAACTTTAAATCATTGTAAGGGTATTCAAAACTGCAACGATCACAATAAGCTATAGATTTTTTACCAGATGCAAAATTACCCATTAATTTCTAGCAATAAAAGGAACAAATCTAACGGATGATTTATCTCTGTCTTCTGATGCTGCATATTGCCATTGTTCTTCATACAATGACTTTAATGCTACAACTCTTTCAGGTTGTTCTGCATGTTTAATTGATAAGTAATAAGCTAAACCAGCAGTAGCACACGGTAAAAATCTTGCAGGTAAATCTAAAGTATTAGATGCAGGAGCACCTACGTCTTCAATTCTAGCAATCCTGTAATAAAACAATGTGTAAGTTTCTGCATTATCAGGAACAGGGTACAAATGTACAATTGGAGCTGATTGTTGCCTATCTATATATATTTGAATAGGAGAACCTTGAGAAAGTTTATTAGGAATTGCTGAATAAGTAGATACAGAAATACGATTTAAACGTGTATCGCTTTGTGTGTTTACATTTCCAGAGTTAGTTCTAATAGAAAATTCAATTAAATCTATAGTATCTGAAGGCATAGTATAACTACCTGTTCCAGCAGTAAGCGTTTGCGTTCCACTTTCAACTGTCCATAAGTTAATACCTCTATTTGCCCATTCAAGAAACATAGTATTTAAGGAGCGTCTAGCACTCCTTAAATGATATCCAGAACGCATCTCTACTCCAGCCATATCATAGGCTTCTTCTGCTAGTTCTGTAAAATCTGGATTAAATGTAGCTGTGCCACTTGTAGCCATTTACACTTTTCCGCCATATTTCTTTTTAACTAAATCTTGATACATCATAGGTTTAACTGTTTTACCAGATTGATACATCATAGGTTTAACTTTCTTTCCACCCATCATTTTTTTAACTTTCTTTCCACCCATCATTTTTTTATTTTTATTCATATTAATCTCCTTAATAATGTTTAGTTACTTCCATAATAATACTGTAAGTATCTAAATTTGTGTGACCAACAGTAGTAAATAAAATGTCTCCATTTACACCACTACCAGCATTATTAGATATTCCACCAAAAGTAGAAAAATCTAATGTATCGGTTGTTCCAGCCAGTTCTAAAATAAAGACATTTGTACTTGCGTTAAAAAACATTTGTACAGTCATACCATCTATTGCGTACCATATCTTATTTATAGTAACTCTAGTGCAAGCTGCTCCTATTGCACTAACAACTAAAGCTGATACATCAACTTTAGCTACTGCTGATTCACCCGAACCGTCACTAATATTTGTAAACTTTAAAACGGCAGTTTTAGTGCCGTCTTGAAGCGTTTGTGAAGTTACTGCATCAGCCATAATTTACTCCTTAAATAATACCTGTAAGGTTAATTAATGAGTAATCAGTAGTTACATTTTTAATCATAACCACACCAATTACTTGTATAACGTCTCCTGCTGCTGGTCCAACTGCACCTGCTGCACCTAATGGTACTGCATGGTTACCGACAACAAGTGTTCCTGAAGTCAATACTGTAGCTGGTCCTGAAACTGAAAACCATCCATAAGCACTAGCAGCCATGTCAACTACTGTTACACCTAGTGTAGCACCTGTAGTTGTAGCAGCTTGGACAATTTGACCACTTCTTGGATCAGGAATTAAAGTTATTCTTGAAGCTGTTGTTATAGCTGTTGCTAAATCATCGTAGCAAGTAATAACAATAGAAGGATCGGATGAATGATCATGTGCTGGATTAGATTTAATTCTAAGCATTTGACCTTCACCTGCTGCATCATTTACATAAAGATAACCATTTGCATATTGGTTAAGTGTTATGTCAGTACCTGCGGTCTCAACTGATATTGCAGTTTCTCCAGCAGCTACAGCTGCGGTTGGTGTTAAATCAAAGTGATGAGCAATTGAAGCAGCGTGTGTAACACACTTACCTGCTGTAACAGCAGTTGCTGCTAATCTACCATAAGCATAAACAGTATTACCGTAAAGTAATCTACTGCCTAAAGGAAATAGTTGAGTAAGTCCTGAAGTAAAAGGATCAACGGTACCGTATTGGCTTCCGCCCTTACCTACGATAAGGTCAGCAGGACCATACCCTGTTGCTGCTACATACTGAGTATGTCCACCAGCATCAGTAAAGATATTACCATCTGCGTTGATTACCAACCCATCTGTTATCGCACCTGTTGTTGAATTTGTATCAATGGTTTTAAAGCCATTTTCGGACCTGACTGGTCCATTAAAAGTTGAATTAGCCATTATTAAGTCTCCTTAAATTAATCTATTGTCTTGGCAAAGTCTGCTAGGACAGTCAATAGAAGTTATAAAATCCCTAGTTTTTAAAACAGAAAAAAGGGCAATAGAATTAACTATTGCCCAATTTATCTTAGCTGCTACCCGGTGATCCGTAGACCCCTAGATAATCGCTTACTCCAAACGAGTAACGCTCTCTAGCTTTATAACGTACATTTCCGGTGTCAAAGTCACCATCCATAGAAGTTTCTAAAGCTGTCCTTTGGAACATTTTCATTCCATTAGGTACATCAGTAATAATGAAGAAAGCATTAGTATCTGTTAAATAGTGATTAACAAAATAACCTTCTGGAATTGCTCCATTATTCATAATAGCGTTAAGATCATTATCAGAAGTTCCAACTCTGCCAGTTGTCTCTAAGAGACGAGTAGCAGTAAATTGCAACGCTGAAGGTATAATCAAACGTTTTGGTCTAGCAGCAACCAAAAGTCCACGTTCATCCTTGTATCCGCCAATATCAATTATTGCGTTTTCAAGTGAAGTTTCATTAAGGTCGGTAGCTGTTACAGGACGGTTATTATTCTTACCGCCATCTACCAATGGGTGTCCATCACCACCAGTTACTCCGTCTCCATCAGCAGTAAATAGATTAACTCCATCTCCTGATTGAAAAGAAGCAGAAAATCCATTGTTTAATGGATTAACAGCTTTCACTTGTTTAGTGTAAGCCATTGCTCTAGCTAGTGCTTTTGTGTATCTAGCAGAAAGAGAGTCATAGAGGTTATCCTCCATAGCTTCTTCTGTAATACTAAAGCCCATTGCTATAGTTTCATGGTTGTAACGAGATGTGTAAGATTCTTGTGCTGAATCATAACTGATTGCAGAACCTTCATTCTTAACTGGAGCTGCATCAAATCCACTCAACTTTACTTCTTCTTCGAAAGATCGATCAGAATTTTCAGTATCGTATATTGCTGCGTGCTCATCATCATAACCCGTGTATTCATCGCCAAAGAGTGCATTCAGTCCCGGAAGCAACTCTTTGAGCATCTGTGCTCTTGATATAGCCATTTATATACTCCGATTAAATACCAGCGGTATTTAGATATTGATGCCCTACATTGAATTTAACAATGACATCTGTAAATGAATCACCAACAGAACTATCCGGACCATCGACAAAATCGATAATACGAAGAGGAAGAGTAGCTGTAGTTGCTACGATAGTTGAACTATCGACTGCATTCCTGCTACGTCCAATATCTGTTGAACCTGCGGTCTGAACCATTGAAACGTTATTACCTATAGCTGTTTGAGCTAAAGTAGCGTCACCTTGCATTTTCATAAGAACATGAGGATCATCTAAAACATAAGCATTAATATCATCCGAAGCTGTTGAAGCTGGATAAAATTGTGAATATGTAGGTTGTTTAGTAGTTGGATCAGTGTAAGAACATCCCATAAACACACCCGTAGTGGTTAATGCGGTTGTTCCTGCATCTTTTTCTATTGTTCCTGCTGCGACTGTTTTTACAAAGTCACCGTAGAAAATAGCGGTGCCGTAATTATTAGCTATCTTTAAATGTCTAACTTTTCCTGTAAAGGAACCGCTAGAACTTAAAGTGCCAATAGGTTCTGCACCAGAGGGAGTTGCCGTTGCTGACATATTTTTTCTCCGATTAAAATTAAATAAAGCTTTTCTTAAAAACTATTAAGAATTGCCACCAAATTTGACCTTCGTACTCCTTTCTGTATTTAACAGTGGCATACGAGAATCATTTTCTCGTAGATAATTTCTATCAACACCTTCCATTTGGTTTTGTGCCTGTTGCCGATAATACTCAGACCTACCATCCATTGTTTTTCTTGGAGCTTTACATAAAAGTAAACCTCCAATTTCAATGTTTCCTTTTTTAGCAAACTCTGATCCATAATCAGATTGAATTTTTAGTTCTGGATGATTCTCAGATAACACTGGTTCCCAACCTTCACGAAAACGTGTTGAAACGTTTATGTTGTCGGATTCTCCAAGTATTTGAGTTCTAACCCATCTAAAAACCCAACCATCTTGAGGGATGGGAGTAGGTAATAAAGATTGAGGTACAAAGTTATCAGAAGGACGGGTGTCGTCTTTTCTTTCATCTACTTCTCTAGGTGCACGCTTATCGACTACATTTTCGTTTGTGTCGTTTTCATATATATCAGACATTTTTATTTCTCCTTAATGAGTTCTTTAGCATATCTTTCTGGACTAAGCCCAAGTCGCCTTGCGAGAGCCACTTGAGTTGAAGTTAACTGCACTTTGCGGGATTTGCTACCGTTGTTTCGAGTAGATGGAGCAACCACCGATTGGATATTTCTGGATGTCGCAGTTTCAGCAATTTCATTGCTTTCTTCGTTTGATTCCATCCCGAAATAATCAGGGAAACGAACACGCATACGCTTGCTCACCTCCTCATAATACTTATCTGACTGTGGCGATACACCTTCTTTAGTAATTAAAGTTTCGTGTATTCCGTATGCCAAAGCCGTCATTTCTTTTTGATCTTCTGAACCAAACCACGGATTTTCTTTTAACCAAGAAACTGCCTTTTGATCAATAGGCGGTGCTTGTTGTGGCATTGGTTGTTGTTGCATTGGAGCATTTTGCTGTTGAGGTGCTTGTTGTTGCTGCACCTTTTGTCTTGCAAAATGATCATCTGCTACTTTTAATTCTTGTTGAGCCTTTAACATTTCTTGCGTAGCATTAGTTAAATTATCAGCATCACCATCTTCATAAGATTTCTTATGAAAGTCTTTAGCTTGTTGTAACTGTGCTTCAGCTTTTGCTTTAACTTGAGACATTAACGCACTTTCGCCACGTTGGACTAAAGCTTGTAATCTTCTATTTTCTTCTGCTTGTTGTTTAGCAAAATTTACAGATTCATCTCTAAGTTTTTCTGCTGCTTCTTTAGCTCTTCTTTCTTCGTGCCATTCGTATTTAAGTTTTCCAATACGTTTTTTTACACGATCATCAACATTATCAATTTCATTTTCTAAATCTTCTTGATCTGATGTTTTTTGTTCATTTGAACGAGGTGTCTTACGATCTAGTTCAGGTCTGTCATCAATAATTTCTACATCAAAATCAGATTCTTCTTCGTTATTAGAAACAACAGTATTTTTAATACCTAAAAACTTTTCTTCTCTTGAAGAAGGTTCTTCTGCTACAGGCTCTTGTTGTTCTACAAATTCTTCGTTTGTACTCATGCTTTTACTACTCCTCTTGGGTCTTCAACAACAGCTTCTACACTGTCATCAT